AGAATGTCCATTAAGAAAAAAGTGGCTGCTGTTACTGCCGCTGCTGTATTGGCTACAGCAACCCCTTTCATTGCTAAGTGGGAAGGGCTAGAGACGAAAGCCTACAGGGACATTGTGGGTATCCCTACTGTCTGCTACGGAGAAACTCGTGGTGTTAAGATGGGTGATACCTATACCAAAGAACAGTGCTTTGCCATGCTCGAAAAGGGTGTGGCAGAGTTCTACGCTAAACTACAACCTTGCATGACTAACCCTAACATCCCTGTGGGTGTACAAGCCTCTATGCTAGAACTGGCCTACAACGCTGGTACTGGGGCTGTCTGTAAGTCTACGATGATGCGTCTAGCCAATCAGGGGAAGTTCAAAGAAGCCTGTGATGAACTAGGTAAGTGGGTTAAAGCTGGTGGTAGGACTGTTAAGGGCCTAGAGAACCGTAGGGCTGATAGCAAGGTTACACTCTGTAAGAAGGGGCTGTGACATGCGTGTCTTGCTCTTGGTGGCCCTCCTAGCCTTATCTGGTTGTGGTGGTGGTCCCTTGAGCCTCTTAACGGGTGGCGGGCCTAATGTCGCAGCCAATGTGCAGGCTGGTAAAGAGAACACACAACAGGCTGTCGCTGTACAACAAAAAACAGAGGCTGGTCGGGATATTATCCAACAGACTAATCCTGTAGAAGCAGAAAATATCGAAGAAGTGAATATCCAACAGACCCCGCTATGGATACTGGTCCTTCTGATCCTTGGGTGGTTACTACCATCCCCCAACGAAATTGCTAGGTGGATAAGGGGCCTATTTAAGAAATGAATTATCTTGAGTACATCATAGGAAGTGCCGTGGCAGCAATCTTCTCAGGTATTACTTGGTTGATCCGTAGGGTCTTGACAAACGAGAAACAGATTGCCTTGATGCAAGCTGAGATACGTTCTCGTGATCTTCGTCGTCAAGAGGATCGTGAGATAATGAACGAGATTAAGACTGATCTCAAAGAGATGAAGCGGGACATTATCGAATTGTATAAACGCGACCCCGATCAGCACTCTTAACAACAAAACTTACTGTATTCAATAAAGAAACCCCCCTCTCGGAATTAACCGGGAAGGGGGTTTTTTCATTTCTAATCGGCTTCGTTACAGTACCAAACGACAAGCACAACGACTGCTAGGAAGATCAGGGCTTCGATCATGCAGGATCACCCCAGTTGTGGCAAACATAGATTGCCTCTTCTGGTGGATACAGCCCTTTAGCTTGACCTTCTTTCACGTTGTCAATAATCCTCAAGGCATCTTGTTGACACTGTTGCTCCGTCTTGTAGATCACCTCTGATGTGGTGGCATAACACTCACCAGACAGTGTGTTACAGACTAGGAAGAAGAGGGTGTACATCAGTCGCTTTCCAGTTCTGTGATAAGACGATCCAGATACCAACGAGCCTTCTTCAAGTCTTCAAGGGGTTTTGCCTTATATCTCCAGCGATGCAAGTACTTCTTAGTGTTGCCTTCCAGATAACCTGTGTAACCTTCCCACGACATGTTGTCCTTGAGATAGTCAATACACTCAATACCCCCTGTGTTGTAGTGTGGTGGGCTATTTACTGCGTCTTTTTCCATCTTTTCCCATTTCTCTTTGTGGTAGTCATTCACGACTTGCATAGGGGTGGTGTCGTAGTATTCTAAGTTATCCATCAGATACCCTCTGCTTCAAAAGCGATGATCCAGTCTTTACAGATGTCAGATCGAACAATGTCGTCCACACCAAACTCAATAACTGGCACAGGTAGGTTATGTTTCTTAGCAAGGTGGATAACCTTAGACAACCCAGATTGACCACCAATGTCTGACTGCTTCACATCACCATTGATTACGACCTTACAGTCCTTACCAATCCGTGTCAAGAACATCTTGATTTCTGCAACAGAGGTGTTCTGTGCTTCATCTAGGATGATAAAGGCGTTCTTGAATGACCTACCCCGCATAGTAGATAGGGGTGCCATTTCAATATTGCCACTCTTGATGCCAGTCTCTACAGTACCCTTCCCTAGTTGCTCATTCAGAACATCAAGGACAGGTGCAGCCCAAGGAGCAAACTTCTCTTCTAGTGTGCCGGGGAAGTAGCCCAAGTCTTTACCCACAGACACATTGGGACGTGTCAAGATGATCTTGTCAATCTCACGGTTGGCATACATGTTCGCTGCATAGGTGGCTGCAATGAACGTCTTACCAGTCCCTGAGAAACCACAAACAATGATCTGATCTGAATCCTTTAGACGTTTCAGATAGGTGTCTTGGTTGTCGTTAAGAGGCTTGATAGAGACGGTACGCATTGCACCCTCTTGTTCAGCACCTTTGTAACGGGACTGTCGTTTGCCTTTGGGCTTTTCAAGCATCATTGTTCTTCAACCATTCTACAAGATTTTCATAACCACCAATGTACTCATCCTCATACCAGATTTGTGGGACAGTCCTAAGTCCAAACCCTCGCATAAGTTTGACGATCATAAGGTGTTCATCGTAGTGAAAGACCCCAAGAGGGGCCTTCCGTTGTTGTAGGAGTTCTTTGGCCTTGTCACACCAAGGGCAATCACCCTTCGTTATCATGTAGAACATCTTCTTCTCCCTCTTTACTGGCAAGGTTCCCAAGGATGTAACCCATCATCATTTCCAGATCGTCAATCCTGTTCTCCTGCTTATAGGTTAGATAGGTCAGAACGAACAGGGCTGCAATCTGTACAAGGTCAAAGAGCATCAGGTCAGGTCCACAATTTCACATGAGCCACCAACACAAGCAAAAGTCTGTGAACCTTTGGAAGTATCCTCAGTCTCATACTCACTCAGTTTAGCCCAGTCAATCTTTGGTGGCATGATAGCAAGCAAGTCTTCGTACTCCCGTTGATTAACTTCCTGATAGGGTGCCTGTTGGTAGCTGTGGTCAGAGTGTGGTAAGAAAGACACACCAGATACTTCATCGAAGTATTTGTAGACCCAAGCACCAACTTCCATCCACTCATTGTCACGAACAGTCACCGTGACAGAAGGTTTGTGTTCGCACCAGTGACGCTGATAGACCAGCCACAACTCCAATTGTTCGATAGCAGTCATGTCGTTACGGGTGATAGCGCCTTCGGGAGACTTCTGTGGGAAGCTAAAGACAGTAGTAGTCTCAGGCTTAATCACACAAGGCTCACTCGGAATACCCTGATCCTTCATGAACTGCGTCAGAGGGTCTTTGTTATCACCACGCACAGTGCGGATATAGTACTGACTATGACGAGCATGGATACCAGAAGCACTGTCAACAAGCTGGGAAACGGTTCCAGAAGGCTTGACGCAAGTGATAGCAGCAGAAGTAGGGATGCCAAGACGATCAGCCCACTCACGATTAGTATCGACAGCCACATTCTTAAGATGCTCCAAGATGTTTGCAAGGTCAGGACCACCAGACAGCATTTTGTGGTCCATGATCCCAGTCAACGACACACCCAACAGACGTTCTTCCTCAGTGTTCTTCTGCCAAATCTTACGCAGGTAGGGGAAGTGCGTGTAGGTAGATTGGATAGTGCCAAGGATCGTAGCCAGCTTTACTTTCCGCTCCAAGTCCTTAAGTGTATCCGTAGCTCGGACCACGACTTCCGTGAGATTACAGAACTGGTACGGACGAAGAATGATTTCACTGCACGGGTTAGTGCCGAAGTCAAAGTCTGCATTGCGTCGTCCACCCTTGCTAGCCTGCTTCTTGGATGCCTGACGTGAGAAGATACCACGTTCACCAGACTTGGATTCGACCAACGACAGCCACTCACGCATGAAGGTTTCCATGTCGGGCTTCTCGGTGTACGACACAGAGTTATTGGCTAGTGCACGTTGAGGGTTCTTCTCCCACCACTGGCCACTCTTAGCGTGGCGCATACGGTCATCCGAGAGGTTCGACAGAGAGATCATGGCAGAGCGTCGGACACCCCCTACGACAACAACCTCACCGATCTTACACATCAGGTCGTGACATTCGATAGACGACAGCTTACGCCCCTGTGCTTCCTTGAAGAGGGCCACAGTGAAGCGGAAGAGGTCTTCCAACGGAGCAGGTCCAGATGCACGACCACCAAAGGTCTTAAGCTTAGCACCCGCAGGGCGAACCTTCGAGGTGTCCCACGTAGGAATTTCCCCTGCGTACAACATAGCAATCAGTTTACGAAGGGACTTAGCCCAGCCTTCTTTGCTGTCGTGAACAACGATAGTGTCTTCGCTGACGAAGAGCTT